ACGTACTCAATGTCTTTCACCTTCACACCACGTTCTGCACAAGAAGCTGCAAAAGTACATGAGATTATTCAGACGTTCAGAAAGCATGCTGCACCAACAATTATCAATCAGGCCGCAGGTTTCTTCTTCAAACCACCTTCAATTTTTAACGTAAGATTCTGGTCAAACGGAGTTGAAAACAAGAACATCAATAAGATTCTTGACTCTGTTATCGAGAGTGTAGAAGTCAACTATGCACCAAACGGCTGGTCTGCACACAAAGATGGTGCACCAGTTCAGGTTACAATGTCCTTGAACTTCAAAGAAATCATATTGGCAGATAGAAACAAAATTGCGGACGGATACTAAAAATGAAGTATTTTGAAACTCTACCAAAAGTTGTTACAACAGACAACAATTCAAATTCAATTCTCCTGACCAACCTTTTGGCACGCGCTAGCGTAGTATCAAACCTGTGGACAAACCCTCTCCTATACTACTCCTACGACCTCCAGGATGGTGATACACCCGAGATTGTGGCACACAAATACTATGGTGATATGTACCGATACTGGATTGTGTTGACCTCTAATCAATTGTTGGATCCACAATGGGACTGGCCAATGTCAGGTTCTGTGTTGAATAGTTATCTAATCAACAAATATGGCGAGTCCAACATATATGGCGACATACATCATTATGAACAGATTTTGACTCAAGTAGATAATAATAGCGGTGTAACAACAATACTCAATAATATTATTGGTGAGAATGAGTATAATAATTTATTAACCGACACCACATCGTATACTCTACCAACAGGAACAGTTACCGTAACCGTATCTAAACGAGCAGTCACAGTTTATGAATATGAACTAGAACTAAACGAAAGTAAACGCACAATCAAGTTGTTGAACAAATCATATGTTAATCAATTTGAATCTGAATTTGTAAAGTTGATGAAGTAACATGGCCAATATTGTAAGCACTGAAACTTCAGATTCACTTGACGGTGTAGGTTACAACGTTCAAGGTGCCAGTATTGACAAACTGGAACTTACGACTGCCTCCGGTCAAACCATCGAACTCAAACAGTTATTAATCGAGTTATCTTATTACGAAGATATTTACACGTTTGCAGTTTCAGGTTCCATAATCTTGAGAGATGGTCAAGGCCTTGTTGATGGTTTCCAATTAACAGGCAATGAATTTTTACATGTCAATTTTGGTCGTGTTAAAGGTTCAAATCTGAATATTGACCGTAAATTTAGGGTATACAAACTAGGCAATCGTAAACCAGTAGGTAATTTGAATTCGGAGTACTTGACACTTCATTTTTGTTCAGAAGAACTATTGTTGTCAGAACAAATTAAGGTAACCAAATCGTATTCGGGACAAGAAGTACACAAGATTGTCAAGGCAATTCTTACCGATGAATTAAAAGTTACAAAACAGTTGTTTATCGAAGACACGAAAGGTATCTACAACTTTACAGTGCCTCGTTTTAAACCATTTGAAGCAATCAGTTGGTTGTCAACATACGCTCGGCCAGCATCACAGGACTTGGCAGGGGCAGACATGTTGTGTTTTGAAAACAAATATGGTTACAACTTCCTCTCACTGAGAAGTATGTTCGCTGCGGCACCATACAAAACATTCAAGTACCAACAAAATAACACAGAATCTACACTAGAACAAAAGACAGAATCCGTATTACAGTATGAAGTCGTTAAATCATATGATATGTTAAATGAGATTAGTGCAGGAACATTCGCCAATCGTTTGATTTCTGTGGATCCGTTAACACGTTCATACAAAGTTACAGATTTCAACTATGACGATTACATCAAAAAGAACAAACCCATGAATGGTAATGGTGTTCTTGCGGATAGTACAAACCGTCTAGGTAAATCACCAAGTGCAAATCCCGAAAGTGTTGTGAAAGTTGTTATCGGCAATTCTAGTCAATATCAGGTAGGTTATATTGGTGACAAACCAGGTTCTGTGGCCAACGATATCTATGTTGAGAACTTCATTCCAAACAGAACTGCTCAGATTGCTTTGGCAAATTACACAGTCGTTAAGATTGTAGTGCCAGGAGATCCAAACCTTGTTGCAGGTATGACAATTGAGTTCAACATCTATTCATTTGGAATAAAAGGTGATACTAGAGAATTAGACAAGCAATACTCAGGTAAGTATCTGGTTAATGCAGTTCGACATATTCTACAATCACAAGGTGTATATCAGACTGTTATGGAAATCTCCAAAGAGAGTTATGATGAACAACTACAAAAGGTGAAAGCAAAAGATGAGTAATTTTATAGGTAAAGACGGATACAGTTGGTGGGTCGGTGTTGTAGAAAACACCGAAGATCCATTGAAGATTGGTCGTTGTAAAATTCGTATCTTCGGTTGGCATACAGATAATTTACAGTTGTTGCCTACTGCGGATTTGCCGTGGGCGATGCCTAAGGTTGGAACCAATGATTCTGGTTCATTCTCAGTGCCTATTCCAGGAGATTATGTCACTGGTTATTTTGCTGATGGAGCGTCTGGTCAAAATGCATATTATGACAGTGTACTTCCAGGCATTCAAGCACAGGCACCAGATACAACCAAAGGGTTTTCACCTCAACCATTGGTTCCAGGCAACAAAGCAGAACCTAATGCGCCGGTGTTACCGAATGGTGTAAAGGCAAATGAGATTGGTCAACCAACCACTATTCCTATTGCACGCGGTATCGTTGCAAATACAGGTATTTCGATTACCAACTCACAGTTGTCGCACGTATGTGATTTCCGTTACGCATTTGATTTTAACATCGGTCTTGCAGGACTAACAAATCCTGTAACTGCAATTCAAAATGCAATTAAAAATGGTAAGAATAATGCTGCTAACTTAATTGCAATGATGATTAAGAAACTAAATGATACATTCCGTGATGCAATCAAAGCAATTATTGCAGCCATGGGTCTTGATCCATCAGGTCAATTATCTGCTGTGTATGCTGCATTAAAATTTAAATTGCAGGATATTAATGATTTTATTGAAAAGGTTGCATACTATGTTGAAATTGCAGCAACCATCAAATTCTTAGTTGATGATATTCAACAAATTGTGACGTATCTACAAAATCTACCTGCACGTTTGAAGGCAATTGCACAAGACTGTATCGCAACATTCTTAAAAGGCGCAAAAGCATTCGGTGCACAAGTTGCTGCGATTCCAGGTCAAGTAGGTTCGACTGTCAATGGTATTGCGAATGAATTACAAACAAGTGCGGACATTATTTTATCTGGTTTGAATACTGATGTTGCGTCTATTACTGTACCAACAAGTATTTCTTCAATCATTAGTGCTCCGTCAACAGACCATGCAGATTTGGTTACTACATACTTTAACACAACATACGCAAATACGGAAACTACATTAGCACAATCTACGGCTGATGTGTTCGATCCAACTAAAATGAAGTGGGCATAATGTCAGACGCACCAAGTTTCTATAACGGATTCTTTCAACCAGAATCGGCAGCAAATACAGACTATCAACCAATATATCCATACAATAATGTGAAGCAGACTCGTTCTGGTCACATGTTTGAGATGGATGACACCAATAGTCGTGAACGTGTACGACTACAACACCGAACAGGTACATTCATTGAGATGCAACCAAACGGTGATGAGGTACACAAAGTTTATGGTGATGGTTACGAAATAATCATCAAGGACAAACACGTACAGATTCAAGGTAAATGTGTTATTGAGGTTTTAGGAGACGCATTTATTCACGTTGCAGGCGATAAGACTGAAACAGTTGATGGAAATGTAATGCAACATATCAAGGGTAATTACACTCAAGTTGTTGAAGGATTATCAAGTATCACATCGCAAGGTAACCTAAACATCTCAGGTGGTGCGGGTGTTGCAGGCAAGGTAAGTATTTCATCAGGTTCCGTTGTTAGTCTTGATTCAGACTTACGTGTACGTGGCGAAATCGGCGCTGATAAGATTTACTCTTTTGGTCGTATTGACGCAGCAACAGGTATCAGTGCAGGTCCATTAGGTTTCGTATCAATGACTGGTGGTATGTCAATTGGCATTCCGGTGGCCGTACCAGGAAACATCATTTGTGTGGGTAGTATGAATGCTGGTGCATCAGTCACAGCTATTGCCGCAGTAAATGGTTCCACAGGTAATTTTGGTATTATGACTGCTGGTCTGATGACCGACACTATTAATACCGGTCTATATGACGTACATACACATATTGATAGTAAGGGTGGTTTGACAGCAACACCTCTTCCTAAGATGGTTTAAGGATTAACATGAGTATATTTGCAAGATTGGGTTATGACGCAGCAAACACTGCAAGTCAAAATCTCTCATCAGACGCAGTTACGACCATGAGTCGTATTCCTGCATTATTGAATGGATGGCAGAAAACAGACGTATCCAATAGTGATACCACAGGATATTTTGTCAATCCTAATGCTGTGGTCACACAAAACACATGGAATGCTGCAAATTCTATCATTTCCATCGTGGGATTGTCTTCGGTCGCAAACCTGAGTGGTGTTGTGACAGCGACCACATCTTTAGGTGCAGCAGCAAACAACTTCTTAGGACATACCAATAGAATTTCTGGTGTGGTACAACCATCATCAACGACAGCATCATTGCCACACTATAATACTGCAATCGGTATTAGTAAAGTTGTTATGCAAATTGTGTTCCAAACAGACGGTGTGCAAAATAATGCACCAATGATGGGTAACTTTACCAGCATTACTTGCACAAATACACTGAATACCAAATATTCAACAATTTCTGCTTATCCAACAGTAATTATGAACAGTATCAGTACTGACGGTCTTGGAAACTACGCATCAAACTTGACTTCCACTCAAATTACGACAATAACCAACAATATTCAAGATTTTGCAAATTACATGAATGCTCGCAGAACCTCGGATGTAGACTTTTATAACAATTGTATGTCTATTGCTGCGGATTACAACACATTGAAACAATTTTCAAATCCAGGACAAACAGAAACCGATTTGTTGTTAAACCACATAGGTTCTGCCAAGTTGTTGGCCAGACTCAATTATTAAAATTCGAAATTTTCGCTTCCGGCCCAAGAATTTTCTCCGACGACTTTCAAGTTCCAAAAAGCGAATTTACTTCCTAGCTCTCATAAATAAAAGATGGCAAACATTCAAAAGATTTACTCAGACATAGACTTCACCTTCACCAAGAAACCTGTGGTGGGTGACGTTGCATTGAGCTATGACGCTCAAGCTGTTACACGTTCAATACGAAATCTGTTGAACACCAAGAACTATGACCGCCTTTTCAATCCAGACCTTGGGTCAAAGATTACTGGTCTTTTATTTGAGAACATTTCTCCAGTCGTTGCTTCGACAATG